AATAGCAGAAACCCATTGCAATCGGAGCACCCGCCGACACGACGGCTCCGTGGGAAGTAAGGATCGACTGCGGAACGTGCGGAACGCCCCGTATGTCCCACCACTTGCAAAGCTCGGGATAGTCAAACGGGGGATCGAATAGTGTTACGTTCATTCTCGGGTCTGGTCTATCTGGTATTGCACCCCAAGGCCAAGGATATACATGGGGAGCGGGTCGTACCCTTGGATGGAGAACTGCGGGTCCAGCGAATAGCCTTGGAAGCCGCCAATCTTGATCTCGCGGTCGTCGGGCACGTTGGCCGCAAACGGAGGCGGTGCGTTGTTGTAGGTCGTGATGGGGTAAACCTGGATGTCGTTTACCTGAAGGACAGGCGGGCCCGACACGGCGGCAACGTAGGAGGACCACTGACCGCCGATGGAGTTAAGCATCCGAATATACACCGCCTCCACCGACTTGTACTCCGCGATGGTCGGCCCCTGAGCTGGGTCAATGTCGATCCGCATGGGCTGAAGCTGCCAGTTGATGGGAAGCCCGACGCAGACTACGTCTCCTATTGCCGGCGCGTAGTTGGGGATCACGACGTAGGGCAAGCCCGTCAAGGGCCCGCTCCCCGCTATGGCCGGCACAAGGCCTCGAATGGCCCAAGCGCCCGACCCCGAGGCGGGCACAATGGACGCAACGCAGGTACGCCCAACGAGGCAGAACGGAATCCCGCCGATCTGCTGACCGATGGGGTACGCGCTGGCAAAGGTCGAGAAGCTCGCGCAATCCGCGTAGCACATCTGGTTTAGCTGCGGGGCGCCCGTGTTGTAGGTCTGCCAGTCCACGGGCCAAAGCCGCTCAAGCTGGCACCCCTTGCCGTTGTTGGTGCCGATGTCGCGGAGCACCGTGAGCCACACCTCGTCGTCGGCGCCGTTCGCCCCGTAGATCACCTGCACCGAGATCACCTTGTCGCCTGCGTCCTGACCCGTCGAGTGCCCCGCCCACGCAAAGACCTTCTGCTCCATGGCATAGGTCATTGAGATCAGCGTGCCGTCGCCACAGACCGCCCAAAGGATCGGCTGGTTCTGCCACTGCTGCTGGTAGTCGAACTGCATGATCCCCGCGTTCGTCAAGTGCTGCGAGGTGGTCTGCATGTCCTGCGACATGTACTTGTTCGTGAACACGCTGAACATCATCTGCTGGAACGTGCGACCGCGGCGCTGGACGTACATGCACGCCTGCCCGATGATGAGCGCGGGAAGGTTTGGCGCAGACCCATTTACCGTATGCTCTAGCGCCTGAATCTGCGTCGGCGTGATGGCGGTCGTCGTGCCGCCCGAGGAGATGATCCACTCGGCTGACGCCATGCCCACAAACAGATCGGTCTGCGCGGCAAGCCACTGGATCGGCCCACGCCCCGGCGCGTTCAGCGTGAAGGCCAGCCCGTAGGTCGCCTGCGACTGGTCGTAGAGCGCAAAGTTTTCGATGTCGTTCGTTTGGCTGGCCCACACGTTCTGCGGTTGGTAGGACGAATACCCGTACCAGACCCGCTCCTGAAAGACCGTGATCGCCTGCGGGTAGCCGCGGTAGGCGCTCCATGCGCCCTCGCTCCAATAGATTGTGGGGCTGGTCGAGTAAAGCGGCGCACCGACGACCGTGGCCGTGGCCGAATACGCCGACGCGACCGCCGTGATCTGCACCAGCCCGTAGACGAACTGGTTTTCGGCCGTCAGCACAATGCGCGGCGGGGTCGTGCTGGCAAGTCCCGCCGTGCCCGAGATCCCAAACGAGTAGATGCCCCCCTGCAATTCCTCGCCGGAGATGGAATAGTTGGCATCACCCTGGCTGGTCAGACTCGTGATCGTCTGGAAAGTGGTCCCGTTGTCGTAGGACACGCCAATCGTGACCACCCCCGTCCATGTGCCGTAGGTCTGCACCTCCCACGTGCCGACCAAGTAAAGCTGGTAGCCGTTCGAGGAATTGAGCGTGACCGTCGGCAGCGTGTAGCTGGACGAGATTCCGGTAGCGAGCGCCTGAATGTAGGCCGTCGGGCGGTTGTAGGCCAACTGGAAGTAACCTCCTACCTGCGACGACACGAAGTTCGTAACGACCTGCCAATACCCGCTTGCCACGTCGTCTTTAAAGGTTCCGCTCGTGTGCGTCACGAGGCAGTTGTATTGGATGCCGCCGCTTAAAACGGTGTTTCCGGGAACGTACACGACGCCTCCCGACCATGCGGCGTTTGCCGCTGCCGTGAGGGTCACGCTCCCCGACACGCCGCTTGCCGCAATTGTCTGGTCCGTGGCGTTCTCGTCCAGCATGGGCGGCAATAGGAATTGAACCTGCTGCATCACCCATCCGGTGTTTGGAACGCCCGTGTAGACGTTTGTGTAGCGCGTGAGCTTATAGACCGGATAGTTCGGGTGGACGATGTACGCCACGTCGTTAATCACCTGAAGCTGCACGTTGCACACGTCGGCGGTCCAGTAGTTTGGGGCCGTGAAATTGGTCCCGCTGTACGGCGCGGGCACCTCGTACGTCGCCTGAAGCGTCCAATGCGCCGTGTCCATGTTGGGAGACGTCATGGAATTGTTCAGCGGGCCGTTGTAGAGGTAGTACGGGATGCCCGAAAGCTGCACGAACGCTCCCGCCGCATAGCTGTTGCCGCTCGTCCAATTCGGTAGACTTGTCGGGTTGACCGTGATCTGCGCCCCGCTCGCGCAGAACCTTATCCCCTGGTCGCAGAACTCAAGCTGGAATGAGACGCCGGGGGCCACCTGAAACTTTCGGAAGCTGGAGATCGACGCCGTACCCGCCGAGTTGATCTTTCCCTGCGCGATCCACTGAGACCCAGGGCGGCGCTGCGCCCCGCCCTGCTTGGTCGGGATCATGTTCTGCAACTTCCGGCAGGCGTTCCGGTAGTTCTCGATATCTAGACGGTTGTCCATCGAAGGCGAAAACTCGCCCCCCGTGAACTGCACCAGCGGGATGATCGAATTACTCATCTACCCGTTGGTTGAATATCTCCTTGACCGCACAAAGCGCGAACTGCCGATGGGGTTGAAGCGCCGCAGCTTGTCCTCGCCCGCGTTCTTGACCCGAGCATCCTGTATGCGCCGCGTGTACGCCTGCGCGAGCTGAGTGGACAACCTCATGTCGTCCTTGCGGAGCTGCGTGGCGATCATCGCCGCCAGCTTTAGGACTAGGCAGTCCGTAAAGAGCGAATCGTAGACCGTCGTGTCGGTCTGGTACTGGACATACACGCCAACTGGTCGTTCGTGTACAGGTAGCGCCCGAAGATCTCGTGCGGCGACCCCTGCGAGGAGTTGCCGCCACCCCAGCTTGCGCCCACCCCGCCCCAACCGCCCTGACCCGACCCCCATCCCCACCCACCCCAGCACCCGGCCCCGTTAAGGCTCACCAGCGCGATAAAGTCGGCCGGCAGGGCGTAGGCGTATAGCCAAGGCGCCCCGCTCACCGTATTGCCCGCAGGAACGCCAAAGAAGCTCGGGCTGTAGGTGTTCGTCTGGAACCAGTAGCCCTTCGTCAAATCGACCGTGAAGGACGCGCTCGATGTGTTGGCGATCAAACACTGGTACAGGTAGCCCGCGTAGATGACGTACCCGTTGACGGCGTAGTTGGTCCCGGGCGTCCATGTGGTCGCGCTCGACGGGATGTTCGTGCCGTAGGTCGCACTCGCCGGATTCGGGATGATGGCCTGACCCAAGGACGCAATCGCCTTTAGGCAGTTCCAGGGCGTCTCCCGCGCCACGCTTCCAAACGCCTGATTCCATGCGACGTTGCAGGCGACGGCGTTACCGTCGCTCTGGTTGGAGATCGACATGATCTTCCCCTGCCCGATCTGCATCAGGGCCAAGTTGGCGATGTCAGTTTGCGATAGTTGCTGCATTGTAAAAAAGTTAGGGGCACCCCGCCCAGAGATCCAACTCAGCAGGGTGCCCCATATACTCTGTGGTGTTACTGGCTGTTAGGGCTTCACAACCCGCAGGCGAAACACCAAGACCTTGCCAGCGACCTGGCCCACGATGGCCGTGATGGTCGCCTGAATCCACGAGCCCGAGACGCCCGTGCCCGGCGAACCGCCCACCGGCTCAACGGCGTAGGTGCCGATGACGTACGGGTCGGTGAACGCCGAACCGCCCGCGAAGGCGGTCGGGGCCGTGCCCGCGGCGGCGATGGCGCTCGCGTACCGGGTCGCGCTCGCGCCCTGCGGCGTGATGGCACCGGGGCTCGTGATGCCGGGAAGGGCAGTCTGGCTGAAAGCCTGATTGCTCGACACGAGACCGTAGCCCGTGATGTCATCGTCGCCCACGTTCAGCGTCAGGGTCGAGGCGACGGCTGTGCCGCCCGACACCGAGCTGTACGCCGGGTCGATCATGTCTCCCGGCTGCGCGAGGTAGATGTTGATGATGTCGTTGACCGACTCGTTGCCGTAGAGCTGGTAGATGGCGGTGACTTCCCGCACCTGACCAATCTCCACGCCCGCGTCGTTGTACTGGACAGGAAACGCGCCGAAGGTCGGCCCGAGGAGCGGGCCGCCACCGACGTAGTCCCCGATGGGAGCCGTTGAGAACGGCGCCTGCATGACTGCGACGTTCTGAGTGTAGCGTGTAGTTGCCATGGTAGTTGTTCCTTATTTGATGGTTACACGTTACTGCGTCTCATCCGTGGAGATGAGGACGACGCCCGCCTCCTCAAGCCGCGTCGCGTTGGCGGTGTAGGTCGTGCGGACCTGAATCGCGTGCGACTGCTGCGGGAGGATGTCGATCTTCGTGCTCTGCCCCTTCAGCTCGCCCAAAAGCACAAACTTCTTCTGGTAGGCGATGCAGGAGCGGATGGACGGCGTGCCGACCGTCGGGAGGAGCTGCGTGCGAATCCAGCGGAAACCCGCGAACTCGTCGAAGCGACCCTTCATCAGCGCGCGAACGTCGTTGTACAGCACCGAGTCAACCTGATCCACGTTGAGGAGCAGGTCGTAGAGCTGCTTCGCGGCGTAGACCATGACGCGGTCCATCTCGGGAACGTCGTTGGAATCGAGGATGAACAGCGCCTGGAGTATCTTGGCGAGGGTCATGCCCGTGTTCGTTGCGCCCGGGAACTGGACGCCGACCTGCTGCGCGGCGGGAAGCGCCGTCTGGGTCGAGGCCGAGACACCCGTGAAGTTGACGCCGATCGCGTTGTTGATGATCAGCTGGTCCTTCAGGCGGTTGACGGCGATGGCGTGGTTCATCGCAATCTGGTTCTGCGGATCGGGGAGCGAGCCCAGAAGGGCCGCGTCATCCTCGTCGATCCACGTTGCTTTCTGGTAACCCGTGGGGAGCACCCAGCGGATTGCGGAAGGGACATCAGACGGTTCCGTCCAAGCCGCGCGAGCCGTCTTCTGGCTCATCGCGTAGGACTGCGAACCCATCTGGCTGTACCGCTTCGAGTTGCCGACGACGACATCGCTGATGTAGTAACCAGCGAGGCGATGGTCGATCTGCTGAGCCATGATCTCATGCCAAACGGCATCGAAATCCGGCTCGTAATGTGGAGGTAGTGTGACTACTCCTGTTGCCATGGAAATTAGTGATGGAAATGCGTTAAGCTGTGCCGCCTACCGCCAGAGTGTCGGGAAATCCGGTCTGGTTCTCGGCTTGTAAGTCCGAGGAGCCACCGGGCCGCGCTATGCGCGGGTATCCATCGCTTTCCTCTGCCTGACCTCTATTGCCAGCGGGTGACCTATGTCAAGCGTTCAAACAAACAATCCCCGCCTTTGTCCCAAGATCGGTAGTCCTCGGCTATGCGCCACTTGCCGGGAAGGCGGCGGTGGATCTCGTCGCGCCCGATCTGGCCGGCGTAGGCTTCGGCCTCGATGTACTCGGTGTAAAAGAAGCGCGTCTTGGCAAAGGTCTTTAGCCCGCCCGCGACGACCAAGTCCTCGGCCCCCTGCACGTCGCACCATATCCAGTCCACCTTGTCGATCCCCATGCGGGCGGCGACGTTGTCCAGCTCCTCCATGTAAATTTGGGACGGCGGTGCAAAGCTGATGTGGGGCCATAGGGCCATGTGCTCCTTGGGTTCCTTGACGCTGCCTGAATAGGGGTGATTCGACGCCCGCCAGCCTACCAGCCCGCTGCGATCCCCTACGGCGTGCGGCACCAGTTCAAATCCGCCCTTCTCGACCAAGCGGTTCAAGTGCCACACGTTCCGCTCGTCAGGCTCAAAGGCGATGTAACGGTAGGGACGGCCAAGCGTCTTCAGGCACTCGACATAGCGGACGGTGTCCTCTCCCTCGGCGGCACCCAGCTCCAGGACAACCGGATTGTCGGTGTTCTCGATCACGCGCTTGTAGTGGGATAGGATGTCCATGGTTAGAGGCGGGGCTTGTCCTGCGGGCGCCAGAGATAGGCCCAGAGGCGCTCAAACTCCCACGCCACGTTCTCCCTGTAGTGCGCAACGACCAATTCGCCCTTCATGGCGCAAGGTGAAGCTCGGACAGATAGGGAATGTTCGGAACGACGGGCATGTGGTTCCCCTCGACGAACGGCACAAACTGCGGGACGCGTTGCTGGCCGACGATTCCCTTGTTCGCGTCCACCTTGGTCACGTCGGGGCAGAACACGCGCTCATTGTTGCCAAGGACGTGCGCCCACCATCCAAAGGTCGAGTTGGCGCGCAGCAGGTTCTTGGCACGCATCATCACGACCAAGTCGGGCAGGAAGTCCATGCGCTCGTCGAACTCCGCATGGTGCTCGTGCCGCTTGAAAAGCGACGCATCATGGTCCGGCCAAGGGTAGTGGTTGTCGCCGTCCTGCCAGGTGATCTTGTTGGGGTCGAGCCCGTAGCGCCAGCAGCACTCCACATAGGACTGCTGGCTCACCCATGCGAACGGGTTGCACGGCAGGCAATAGTCCCCTAGGCGCTGGTTGCAGAGGATTTCTACGGTCTTGATCCCGCTCACCATGTACTCGACCTGAGGCTTGAACCTGAGCCACTCCCTTACCTGCGATCTCGTGTAGATTAGGTTCTTTTGGTGCTGGCAGAACCCCTCGATGCGTATGTCGGTTTGCCCGTCCCACTGCTCAAGGTCGAACGATTGCCGGATAGGAAGATTATGCGTAACCGGAGGATGGTCCGTGCCCTCAAAGATGATGTTCCACTTCTGCGGATAGAGGCCACCCTGCACGTGTAGCTCGCAGTTGTATTTTTCGGCATAGGCTCGAGCGAAGCAGTAACCAAAGAGCTTGTTGCCTAGCCCGCCTCCAATGACGGCTTCGATCAAGGGCATGGGGTGGCTATGATTACGTCCTCAATGATCTCGGTGACGCGCCGGCCGCCGTCGCGCAGCGCAACGCAGACCTTCTCCAGCTTCGGCCAGTCGGGGAGCTTGTCGAACAGGCGGACGTCGTCCACCAAGATCACGTGGTCGGCGTCCGAGCGGTTGATCTCCTTGATCTCGAGCAGGACCGGGCAGTCCGTGTCCGTGTGCGCGTCCAGCCAGAAAAGCGTCGGGTAGTAGAAATGCTCGGTCGTCAGGAACTTGGAGGACGGCGCGACGTGGCGCTTGACGTTCATCTTGCCGTCCAAGTTTCCCGGGGCGTTCGGGTGCTCGACGATGTCCACCGTGGTAACCCGAAAGAAGTGATCCGCGGCCCACGCCGAGGTGTGCCCCTCAAGCGTGCCGGTCTCAAAGAAGTCGTGCGCGTTGTACTTGGCCTTGAGGGCCAGGACCAAGTCACGCGGGATGCCAAAGCGTACGGAGCCCATCAGGGTATGAGTTGACGGAGGTTGGGAACAATGTTGGCGCGCTTGTCGGCAACGTGCTTTAGGCCCGGTTCAAGGTTGCCCCAGTGGTTCTGCTTGTTTTCCTTGCACATACGGGTAATATTGGCGTCGTACTTGGCTCCGATGTCCTCGGCGGGGCCGATGTGATGGCAGTGGAGAAGCCAGCACGGGGGCTTCGCGTGCGGCCAACGCTGCCCGCAGTGGAACGAGCGCCCGTCGTGCAGGTAGGGGGCGCACTCGTGGGAGCCGAGGCCGTAGTGCATGTCGGA